CAATAAATCAAGACATTATGAAGATTTACACGTCGTATTTCGCAAAGGCCGCCGCTCTTCGCAAGGCCGGCATTGTTCCCATCGGCATTGCGCTCTGGCCGCCTCGCTTCTTTAACGGCGTCTCTATGAAGCAGGTAGCCCCCAGACGCTATATGCTCAATGATGCGCTGACCGATGCGGAATACGAAGCATTGTACCGCAACGACGTCTTGCGCCTTGTTGATGCCCGGTCGTTCATCAAAGAACTTGAGAGAACGAGCCGAGGCATGGACGTCGCCCTGTGCTGCTTCGAGAAGCCGGGTGACTTCTGCCACCGGCACATTCTCGCCAAGTGGCTCAACGAGCAGACTGGCATCGAGGTTTCGGAGTTCGGAGTGGTCGAGTCGAAGCCTGAAGTCCCCAAGCCTGAACAAAAAAGCCTCTTCTAACGATGGAAGTTACGGCACAATTGGAATTGAGAGAACTTCGGATGGACGACCTTTCGGGAATCCTCTTATCCGAACAGGAGTACCTGACCGACCCGAATATCTGTCTGCGGTCGTCGCGGGAAGACATCATAAAGAGCCTTCATTCGGGTTTGAGCTTCGGGGCGCTCTTGAACAACGTGCCGATTGCTTACAATCTCTGCTACGGCAATGAGTATTGCATTGGGTTCGTCGAAAAGTGCTTCGTGCATCCGTCCCACCGAGGTCAAGGCCTTCAGTCTACATTGCTGATGATGAATATGGCCGCAATGATGAATCGAGGTATTATCGCCGCCTACGCGCTGACATCGCCGGACAACCCGTGGAGCCTCCGAAACTTTAAGGCACGAGGATTCGAGGTGGTGGGCAAAACCGAAATTGATGGCCACAAACGATTGATTTTGAAAAATGGTAATTAGAATCGACAAGAAGGCTATTGCCTTCAATATCAGTAAGGCGGAAAAGATTGCCGGTGGCATTCCAGTCTCCATCATGCTCAAAGGCTTCTACGAGTATATAGCTGGTATTGAGTGCGTGAAGACTCGGAAGCTCTACTCGCAGGGAATTCCCAATAGCGTATGCTACGCTCTTCATTCGGCCGGCATTCGGCACTCTGGGGCCGTGGTCGCCGACTTCGACGATTTTCAAGCGTGCTACCACGTATGCGGCATTCGAGAGTTCTATATCCCCCTCAATGCCGAAGATGACCGCGAGGGTTTGAATATTCGTCGCATCGAACGTCTGGCCCGCCGAATACGAGAATGCGCAAACGACGTAAAACTCTATGTGATGATTACGTCGGGTTGCCTGAACGACCATCACCCCGGACTGCATCGAATCGAAAAAGAGTGGTATGAGTGGGCGCACGTCCTTTTTGATGGGGTAAGTCTCGGTGGCAGCTTCTACCTTTCCGAGTTGGATTTCTACACTAAAGAAATTGAGCATCATTCTCTGTACTTCATCACGGATGTTCGTATCGGTGAATACGCCTTGTTTGGCACTATTCCCTTCTGCGACCAGAAGCATCTGTTTGGACGTAATGCCATCACGGTCGAGTCGGAGGTGATAGGCGTTTACCCCGACCGCCGGCAAATCGTAGTCCGTGGTGGCTACTCTGAAATTGACACCGACAGATGTACGCTCCTTTCTGGAGGGCTTTCGTTTTCCGACGTATCGAGCGAGTACACCATCTATAACGACCCTTTCCTGCGCTACAAACGTGGTGATAAGGTAGAAGTCGTACCCGATTACAAATCATTAGTGAAGCTCAAAGATGTGGCACGAGAATATACGAAATAGAACCTTCGGCTTTGAACTGGAGTTCGCCGACGCTGATAAGCTGCTGCTGTCGCTGCCGGCCGGTTACAAGTGGACGGACAACAAGCTGACGATGATGAACAACTCCGATGGCTCGGCCGTTACTCATCATGGTCAGTACGGCGGTGAAATCAACACTCGGCCGTATCACTACACCGAAGAAGACCTCGCCGAGCTTCGGGACTTCATCCAGTCGCTCCGAGACGCTGGTGGTTACCTCATGTGGAACGAAGGCTTCGATGCGCATTTTTACGTCAAAGACTTCGATTTGGACGTGATTAAACGTCTGTTTGCCTTGTCCTACTATACTGCTGTTCCGGTGAAAAAGATTTTCGACTTCCCGGAATGGTGGGACACCAAGTATCTTGCGCCTACCCCCACCGCGGACGTAGTGAAGCGCGCGCTTGCGGCCGACACACTCGAAAACTTCCTCAAGGTTTTCAGCAATGGTTCCGACCGCGGGCATATCCGCTATTGGCTCAACTGCGTTTCCATCGAGAAAATCGGCACGGTCGAGTTCCGCATCTTCAACTCGTCGTGGAACTTCGAGGAAACGCTTGAGACTATTAAGTTCATGTATTCATTCGTCGAGTATGCTTACCTTCACGAAGACATTGAGGAGTACAAGGCCCTGACGACGATTGAAAAGTGCATCGAAGCGTTTCACCTCAACCCCACGAAGATTCCGCAGCGCCACAAGCCGCTCCTCTGGGCCGCGGAGCACTCGGATAATATGACGGTCGTCGGCGAAATGTTCAAGAAGTCGAATCGCATGCTCTCCTTCATCAAGGAGACGGCCTCAAAGTTCGACGTTGTGCGCGTCGTGAACTCGTACTATTTCGACATCGAGCAGGTAATCAACCCGCGTGAAATCGTCGTCTACACGAAGGAGTATTTCATTCTCTTGCTCTTCAAAGCTATCAAAGGTGAAATTAAGGAGCTTACATTCAACGAAGAGTATAGCTTCCTCGACATCCATTCGGACAAGCCAAGTGAGATTGTCGCCACACTCCACCTATTCAACGCCATCAAGAAGCACAAGAAGTCGGAAGACATATACCATCAAGGCCTTTACAAGGATTTCATTGGTCGTCTGGAGTATTACCGCCAAAAGTACAGCGAGAAATACCAGAAACTCGTTGATAATCTGTCAGCGAAGACGATTTCCGTAAAGTATTGTGCAGACCTCGAAGACGCAATTCTGGATTGCGGAAGCAATGACCTCGTGATTTACCAATCCGAGTTTCTTGCCTCGCTCCGCGCGGCCAGCAATGCAATGGAACGCACCCTCACCGAGGACTTCGGCGTACAGGAACGAAAGCGAACGCACTATGCAGCTATCGACGAAGAGCGCGTAAGCTATCTTGCGATTACACAGCATCAGTACATGGGGCGGAAGAAGGTCTTTCGCGATGGTCGCACCTGCATCTACTCGAATGTAGCCGACAGCGGAGACAATAGCTTCAGCCGACGCACCATCGTCCCACTCAAATATCGACGTCTGCCAGACGACTATCAATTCTCGGCCAAGAGTCGGATTCGGTTCATGCGCGCCAGCATGAGTGAAATCGACTACCTCCGCATGATATACTTGAAAAAGGACATCATCCTCGGTTCGGCCCCGTTCTGCTACCTCTGGTTCATCGACGACTATGTGTTCGGAGCAAGCATGTTCGACTTTATGAAGGTTGATAAATACGGTACGGATGCCGTGTCAATGAAAAGCGACTTCGTGATAGATCATCCGCTTCAGAAGTTGAGCAAATTGCTTATCATGGGTGTCCTTTCAACCGAATATCGAGACGAGTTGTGCATTCGCTTCAAAACAGAAGTCGGCCGCATCTGCACGTCAGTATTCACCGACAAGCCGGTGTCGATGAAATACCGCGGTGTATTCGACCTCGATGAGCGCGGTATCGGCAAGCTCTACTACAATCAGGTGGCTGGCAAACTCGGCACGCTTGACGCGATAATGAAAGAATTTCTGAAACGATTTTACAAGAAGTAGTTATGGAGCAGAAAATCATCATCACCTACGAAGTAGGAAACGATGCAATCCAAGCGGCGGCGTTCATGGTCGGAGTCGAATTGACCGACGAGCTTCTGTCGAAAATGAGACAAGAGCCTTTGGTAATCACCGAAGATATGGTCAGTGGGGAGAACGGAATGCAGTGCAAGTTGGCCTTCGCACTCCTCGCGATAGAAATTGCCGCAAAAAAAGCCGGCAATGACCTCCAAGACAATTAAACGTAAAGTAAAGCCCAATGGCCTACAAGGATATGCCGACCATCATCGACTGCATCGGCGATACGGTTGAGGTCGTGAAAGTCATCAAGCCGATTCTCAACATAAAAGCAAAATAGTTATGGGAGACGAAGTATTGGGAGCCGACCCCCTTTTCATTACCGACCCGGTTACGGGAGAACAACGAGAAATCAAACCGATAGGAAGCATTGGGTGGACGGAGGTTCAACCTGCGTCGGATTCAAGTGTCAAGGAACTGGCCGACGCCTTACAGAAAAGTGCAGATGCCATTACGGAATTTAGCGTCATAATCGCAAAGCTGAACATTCAAAAATTGCGCCTACTACTCGGTATCAAACCTCGGATATTTGGTCGTCGCATTTCTCCCAAAGTAACATTGAAGCGAAACAGAACCAGAAAGAAACAGCGTTTAACGAGACTTCAGAGAAGACAACGACGCCAGAAAATATAATGCCATGAACGCAAAGACAATCAGAAAGAACGCCCGTAAATTCTGCGGATGCCCCGATGCCGGCATATCGTGTTCAACAGAGTGTAAAGATTCCCTCTGTGTCATGCGAGAACGCTACGACGGCTACATTGCAGGCTACGAAGCCAGCCACGCGCGTCTCCGCAGGTTTGCCTCTCGCGTCTTCTCCATTCTCGGCGTGAAAGCTCTCAATGGGTGTATTGACGCAAAATGGGATGGGTTCTGCAATGGCAACGGAACGGAGGTCGGCCGCGACATTGACGCGCTCACCAAAACAGCACAAAACTTTGCAAAATAACATGGGACGCAGAGGACATAGACCGGGGGACGGTTGGATTGAGCCTTCTCTTACCATTCCCAAGCGAGGCCGTGACAATACCCTACATCGCGACCTTTGTGTACTTGCTGCAAAATGGTTACAAAGTTCTGTCGGTGCATTGCGTAAACCTCGATGTCCGTATGCAACCGTTGAACTCGTAACGGCTGGGACGGAGCAAACAGACGTGTTCGGTTGGAATTACTGGACAACGGTAATGATAGAGGTGAAAGTGTCTCGTTCGGATTTTCTCGCAGACGCCAAGAAACCACACCGTCAGAACCCATCGAATGGTGTTGGACGTCTTCGCTACTATTGTTGCCCGTCAGGACTGATAAGAGAGAACGACCTTCCGCCATATTGGGGCCTTCTTTGGGAACAAGAAGGTAAAATTGTAGAGGTGAAGTCCGCCAAGTCGCAGCCTTCCAGTAGCTCCGCAGAGGTGGCAATCCTCACGTCTATCATGCGCCGAGAGGGAATAAGACCGCAAGTGTTTGATTATCGCAAAACAAAAGAAAAATAACAATGGGACGATTCAAGATTGAAGAGGTCGAGATTTCGCAAATCCACCTCATTGACAAGAACGCGCGCTACATGGAGCAGACAGACTTCCGCGCGCTGGTAGAGAACATCAAGCGGGATGGCGAGCTTTCGTCCGTTCCCTTCTGCGTGAAGTACCCCGACGGCCACTTCACCGTCGTATCAGGCAACCACCGCGTCGAGGCGGCAAAGATGGCCGGTTTGACCATCATCCCCGTCATGTACGTTCTCGAAGAGGACACGTCAAACGACGAGATTCGCGCGAAGCAACTTTCCCACAACTCGATTTCGGGCAAGGACGACCCTGAGATTCTGAAACAGCTCCTCGATGAAATTCGCGACGTGGCCTTCAAGGAGTATGCTCATATCAGCAACGAAATCCTCGAACAAGTCAAAGACATCGACTATACGGTTGAGATGCCCAGCAATGAAGTGGTGCCCGTTACCCTCATGTTCGTAGACACCAGCAAGGCGTCGCTCGACCGGATTCTGGAAGAGTTGGAGGCTTACACCTCTGCGGAACTGGAGAACACCATCATCATGGATAAGGACTACATGAAACGCCTCAACGAGGTCACGGCGAAGGTTTCGAGCCGATTCAAAATCAAAGCGCAGGCGTTGAGTGTGTGCAAAATGGTCGAACTTGTAGACAATATGCTGGATGGCGGACGAGAAAACAACGCGACCGAGTAACGTTGAGAAGGCCGAGGCGAAGAAGGCTCTTACCACCAAACGGAAGAAGCAACTTTTTCTTGAGGCACTCTCCAAGAGGCTGTTGAATGTTTCGGCAGCCTGTAAAGTCGTGGGCATATCTCGCAACACCGTGTATAGGTGGAAGGACGAAGATGACAACTTCAAAAAGGAGTGGGAAAACGTGGCCGAAGAGTTCTACGACAATATCGAGACGGCCATGTTCTCCAAAGCGACCATCGACAAGGACACTACAATGCTCATCTGGCTGTCGAAAACCAAGATGAAGCACCGCGGGTACGTTGAA